GAGCCTTGAAACATCACAAGGGTGAATGGTCAGGGAAGAGGTTCACCCTTCAAGAATGGCAGAAAGAAATACTTAGGGAAGTGTTTGGGAAAGTGGATAAGCATGGAAACAGGATTATCAGGCAGGTCTATTTGGAAGTGCCGAGAAAAGCTGGCAAGACAACTTTGGCTAGTGCCATAGCATTGTGGTTACTGATAGAAGGTGAACCAGGAGCAGAGATCTATTCCGCAGCAGCTTCCAGAGAACAGGCACACATCTGTTTTGATTCAGCTAAAAACATGGTGGAAGCATGCCCACCACTAGCTGCTAAACTGCAACCATTCAAAAATACCATCATCTACCCTGACACAAAATCATTTTACAAGTCCATTAGTGCTGATGCTCACACAGCACATGGGGGCAACCCTCATGGGATTGTGATTGATGAACTGCACACCCAGAAATCGCGCGAACTTTATGATACTTTGATGACTGGAACCCTAGCTAGACGGCAACCACTCTGCGTGATGATTACCACTGCTGGAAGTGACAGAACATCCTTCTGCCATGACATGCATTCCCACTGCCTGAAGTGGTTAGATGGAACCATTCAGGACAAAACATTCTACGGCAAAATCTTTGCTGCTGATTTAGATGATGACTGGACCAGTGAAGCAACTTGGCGCAAGGCTAACCCTGGGTTTGGTGTCACAGTTAAGGAAGCTTACTTTCATCAGAAGGTGCAAGAATGTAAAGACAACCCAGCCTTGGAAGCAGCTTTTAGAAGGGATCATTTAAATCAATGGATTGAAACTGATGTCCGATGGATTTCCCCACTTAAGTGGGATGAGTGCCAGATACAAACTCCAGATCTTACTGGGCGTGAATGCTGGGCAGGATTGGATCTTTCAGCAACTATGGATATGACTGCGCTTACACTTTTTTTCCCAAGTGAAAATGAAGATGAACCACACTATGTATTACCATTTTATTGGGCACCTGAAGAAGCCGATAAACTCAGGGAGCGACTAAACCGATTCAGAATTAAGCCATGGGTTAAGGCTAAAAAAATAACAGCTACTCCTGGTAATCGGGTGGACTATAGACAGATCAAAAGGGATATCATGGCACTGGGCGAAATCTACAAGATTCAAGAGATTGCATACGATCCTTGGCACAGTGACCAGATCGTTCATGAACTGTCGGATGATTTTAGCATGGTCAAGTTTGGCCAGACTCCTGCCAACCTATCACCACCCACCAAAAAACTAGAGGAATGGATACTAGCCAAGCAGATTTCACACGATGGAAACCCTGTTTTGCGATGGAACCTTGGCAACATCTCAGTGAGCCTTGACGATAATAATAACTACAAGTTGTCGAAAAAGAAAAGTCGTGACAAAATAGATGGGATTATAGCTTTAGTCATGGGGCTAGGCAGGTGGATGGTTACGGCAGGAGCTGAAACACACACTGAAACCACAGGAGCAGGGATAGAATTCCTGTAAATCATGCCATTTAAATCCCTACGATCCCTATTTGCAAACACTGTAAACAAACTTGCTGGATATAGTTTAATCAGTGATTCAGGATCATGGACCTACACAGGCATAAGCACCACTGGCCAGAATGTTAATCAAGCATCAGCCCTTACCTACAGCGCAGTGTGGGCAGCAGTTCGGGCTATCTCTGAAGGTGTAGCCAGTCTGCCATTGCAAGTATTCAGAAGGGGTCATGATGGTTCAAGATCCAAGGCCAATGATCATCCACTTTATAGAATCCTGCACGACCAGCCAAACCCAGAAATGAGCGCCTTAACTTTTCGTGAAACCCTCATGGGGCATGCGCTCGTTTGGGGCAATGGCTATGCAGAAATTGTTAGGGATAAAAACACTGGGAGAGTACAACAACTTTGGCCAATGGATCCATCATTGGTGGAACCTGTGCGTGATGAGAATGGCGAACTGTATTACAAATACGGATCAGTAATCTTTCTGACCACTGAGATTTTGCATATCAAAGGCCTGTCTTTTGATGGTGTCAAAGGCTATAGCGTAATTGCCCAAGCTAAAAATTCAATCGGTCTTGGAATGGCTGTAGAGGAATTCGGATCAACCTTCTTTGGTCAGGGTGGCAAACCTGCTGGGGTCATCTCGGTACCAGGGAAACTAAATAGTGAAGCAATTCAGAACATGAGGAAATCATGGGAAGATATGCATGCAACAGTTAAGAATGCTCACAGAGTAGCTATTCTTCAAAATGGTGTGACCTACCAAACAATCGGAACCCCACCCGATGATGCCCAGTGGATAGCATCTAGATCTTTTCAACTTCAAGAAGTGGCACGATGGTTTAAAATTCCAGCATCCAAGATTGGTGCAGGTGCAGGAACTTACAGCAGTCTTGAGCAAGACAATTTAGCATTCCTTCAGGAAACTTTGCGCCCTTGGTTGATTAGGTGGGAACAGGAAATAAACTTCAAGTTGATAAGTAGCCTTGACCAGCTTTATGCAGAGCATAATCAGGATGCACTTCTTAGGGGTGACACTGCAGGCAGATCATCTTTCTATGCTCAGGCTTTGAACTGGGGCTGGCTTAGCCGTAATGATGTCCGAGCATTGGAGAACCTACCAAGCATTTCAGGACTTGATGGGTACATGATTCCAAAAAACATGGATCCAGCATTTGGCCCTGGTCAATCACAGGTGGCAGTGGATGCTGCAGCTTTGACTGGACAACTACCAACAAGCCCACAAGATCCCACAGCATCAGCACCAGCAGCACCACCAACCGCAGATGTAGCAGCAACAGCTTTGAATGGCGCACAGATCACCAGTCTGGTTGACTTAGTGGCCAAGGTTGGAGAAGGTTTAATACCAATGGAATCAGCCAAGGCAATTGCCCTAGCATCCTTCCCATTTCTGGATCAGACTATTTTGGATTCCATATTCTCAGGTTTAAAAATTAATCCCCCCACACCCGATCCAAGCCCAGCACCTGCCCCCCAACAAAATACCTTTGGGTTTGCCAAACTTTTGGAAGCTGCAAGGAAACAAATCCGCAAGATTGAAGCCAATCATCTGGGAAGGATTAGCAATAAGCCAGGGGATTTTATCCCAGCCTTAGAAAAGTTTCTGGAAGCCCATCAAGAGCGGGTCCAAATCATCCTTGAACCTGTCATGGAATTCCTTCAGCCAGAATCGGGTGGTGGTGTCCGAGCTGCTGCAGATCACTGTGAAGCATTGAAAACTGAATGGCTGGACTTAGCTGGCAGTGCCACACCTAGAAATCTAAAACTTTTGGCCGATGCTAAATTAGTAAACTGGATCGAAACCAAAGCTAACTGGGAGAAAACATCATGGTTAAACTAGAAACACGATTCACCACAGAGTTTAGAGTTGAAGCGGATGGTAAAAAATTAGTGGGTTATGCTGCTAAGTTCAGTCCTAACAGGTCTCAGGACTTGGGTGGATTCCTTGAACAGATTGACCCTAAAGCTTTCACCCGATCACTGGCACAGGGTGCAGATGTTCGCGCACTTATTAACCATGATCAGAATTTAATCCTTGGAAGATCCACCAGTGGCACCTTAAATCTTTCCGTAGATTCTGAAGGGTTACTAGTTGAGATCACCCCACCGGACACATCTTATGCAAGGGATCTAATGGTCTCGATGAGCAGAGGAGATGTTACCCAGATGAGTTTTGCATTCATCACCAAGAAGGATGCATGGGATAAAGAGGGGGAAAAGAACATCCGAACCCTGCTGGATGTGGATTTGCATGATGTGTCTGCAGTAACCTATCCCGCATACTTAAATACCGAAATAGGCCTAAGAAGTCTGTCAAGTTTCTTAGCAGAAAAACAGGAGCAGGAATCAGAGATCCAAAGAAGAATAAATCTGGTCAGCTTGTTAAAAGTAAAATAATCTTGGTATCCCAAAAGTGATCTGATAGCATGGTTTCATTACTCTTTCATGAGGATGGAACCATGATTTTTAAAGATGTGCATGAGATGCGTAGGTGGGTAGTTGCAAAAGTTGGTACTGGATGGTCTCCTGATGCTAAAGGTTGTGCTGCAGCAGACATCATTCATGAGATGCCAAATAGACCACCGTACAAAACAGACTGGGCAAAATTTCTAAATTCCATTCCAGATGATTTGGAAAACATGGTGGAGCAGCATTTTCACCAACTAAAGCCAAAAAAAGATTTTATCGCAGTTGTCGAACTAGAAGACAAAAAAACTAGGGTACTGGGCATCATTGCCGAACGAGATAAGAATGATTGCTTTAGGCAAATCTATCTTTTATTTCCTGATCTAGTTACTACAAAGGCGAAAGTTTTAATAAAGACCAAGTCTGAATTAAAGGCTGCAGAAAAAAAACAGCTAGAGAATCTTCCTAGATTGTCTTAATAACACCCATCCAACCTTTAGCCCCTAGCTAATCCCTAGGGGCTTTTTTTATTTCTTAGTTCACGCAAAGCCATTTCCCTGAACTAATCCACATCCTTAGTTCATGATACCGAAACCAATTTCGTGATCATACGAAAATGGTCAAAAAACAAGCCATTTAACATGCGCTGTTTTTCATCATTCCATACAGTTTGACACATTTTAAACCCATGTGAAAATGGGGTTAGCCCTGCAGTATTTACGCAAGGTGGCCGCTGGAGCATTCCAGTAGGTGCCACTGCGTACAAGCGGGCACCTTGAAGAACTCTTTTTCAAGGAACAATACTTATGAGTATTTCAGAAATCAAAGCTTTGCAGCTTGATCGCATCGAGAAAGTAAACTCGATGGAAACTTTGGCAGCCAGGGCATTGACCCCAGAGGAACAAACTTCCTTTGATAATCTTGCTGCATCTGTTGCAGATATCGATATCAGACTTGCCCTCTTAGAAGATGCTGCTGCTGGTAGTGCATCAATCCAACAAAATTCAGAAAAGCTGGAAGCTGTTAAACGCAGTGTAAGAAAATCTGCACCTATCGCAGCACCTAACTTTGTTGCTGATCTTTCTGATAAAAAATCCAAGAGAACCAAAGCTAATGCTGTGCGTGGTTGGTTCCTTAGAGGTACTAGGGGTTTCAGGTCTGAATTTGCTGCAGCAGCAAATGAAATTGGCCTAGACCTTAATAGCAACGAACTTAACCTAGAAGCTCGTGCCCAAGGTGTTGGTAGCACTGGCATTGGTGGTGCCTTGGTTAATGATGAATTCTACGGCACTTTGACCCAAGCTATGCGCGATTATAATGCAGTGCGCCAAGTGGCAACTGTAATCAGCACCAGCAATGGTAGTAACATCCAAATGCCATGCCTTGATGACACCAGCAACGCTGGAACGCTCATTGCAGAAAATGGTTCTATCTCTGAAGTAGCTTTGACTTTCACCAACAAAACCATGGCAGCTTATAAGTTTTCAAGTGGTCAGGTTCTGACCAGTTATGAACTTATGCAAGATGCCCTCATTGATGTTGAATCCCTTGTTGCTGAACAAGCTGGCATTAGAATTGGCAGAATTCAAGAAACCTTGTTTACCACTGGTACTGGATCATCCCAGCCCCAGGGCTTAGTGGTTGGTTCTGCTGCTGGTAAAACAGCTAGCGCAACTAATGCCATTACTATTGATGACATCATTGATTTGGTGTTCTCAGTAGACCAAGCATATAAGACCACTGGCAATGTTGGTTTCATGTGTCACCCTTCTATTTTGGCATCCATTGCTAAATTGAAGGACACTTCAGGTACTCCTGTATTTTCCCAGAACTATTCTGGTGCAGAAGCAAGGGTGCCAACCATCATGGGTTATCCTGTGACCTTGAACAGCAACATGGCATCTAGCCTATCTGCTGCTGGCAAAGTCCTATTGTTTGGTGATTTCAGCAAGTACTTTGTGCGTGATGTTGCAGGTGATGGTGGTATCACCATTGTTCGACAATCTGAAACCTATGCGACTTCCGGCCAAATTGGTTGGGTAGCCATTGCAAGGTCCAGTGGATTGTTGCTCACAGCTAATGCAACCACTTATAACCCTGTTAAACACCTAATCATGGCGGCTTCCTAATGCTAGTAACTATTTTAAAAAACCTGTCTGGATTGGGAAAATCATTCCAAGACAGACAGGTGGTTGATCTTCCAGACGATGTGGCTGTGGAATGGTGCAGGATTGGTTATGCCAGTCCTGCCTCACCAGCAGCAACTGAAAAGGCTAGTTCAAAAGTCATACCTGAGGTACGAAAAAATGGAAATCAAGGGTCGAACGCAGGTAGTGACACCACCGACAACCGAACCTCTGACACTGTCAGAACTAAAAAACCATCTAAGGATTGATGGTAGTTTTGATGATGCGCTTTTAAATAGCTGCATCACCAGTGCAAGGATGTACTTTGAAAGCCAGTGTGAAATATCCATAGCCAGTCAGACGATGCTGCTGGCTTTGGATTATTTCGATGACATCATTTATCTGCCTAAAGGCCCAGTTCAGTCCGTACAAGATATCAGTTACGCAGACTCAAAAAACATTGTGCGGGAAATGGATGACTGGATAGAAGACCTAGTGTCTAACCCTGCCAGAATAACCCCTGCCTTTGGCGATTCATGGCCAGCCACCGCAGATGTAGTAAATGCTGTGGAGGTCAGTTATACCACAGGCTATGCCAATGCTAACCTAGTGCCTAAATTGCTGAAATCTGGGATGTTATTCTATGCTGCCCATCTGTATGAAAACCGATCAGCGGTCACAGACGGTGACCTTAAAGAAGTTCCTATGGCTGTGGAATCGATCATCCAACAGTACACCACAGGGATCTACCACTAATGCGCCCAGGACTATTGCAGTATAGGGTGGAGATTCAAACACCGACATCCACAAGGGATGCCATGGGTCAACCTGTGATGAGTTGGACCACCTCCCAAACAAGGTGGGCAGGAATAATTCCACTAACATCCAGAGAAGGCTTTTACGCTAAATCGGTCAGGCCAGAATTATCCCACCGGATTACCCTACGATGGTTTACTGGCTTGGAGCATGGCCACCGGATCAAAATGGATGCGAGAATCTTTAACATTGCAAGCATTATTAATGTTGATGAGGGAGACCACACTTTGCAGGTGGACTGCGTGGAGCTGGTGAACTAATGAGCAAACTAGACCGATCCATCCTTTTTAAAAAAGGTCAAACCAAAATAGAAGGACTTGATCAGTTAATATCAAAATTCAAGGAATTAACTGGTGGCAAGTCTGATACCAAGTTGGTTTCGGCTATGCGCTATGCCCTACAGCCCTTGCAGAAACAAGTGAAGGCCAATGCACCAAGGCAAAGAAGCAACAAGAATAAACAAGGTAGAACCGGACTATTAAAGAAATCAATTGCAGTGAAGGCAAAAAAGTTTGGCAGGGGAAGTAAAAAGAAAATATTAGGGCTAGTAGGTCCAAAGTTCAGCACATCCATCACATTAAAAAACGGCCTTAAAATTGAACCTTTTCGCTATGCTCATCTTGTTGAAAGAGGCGCAGCACCGCACACAGTTTCACCTAGGCGCAAAGAAAAAAACAAAAGCTTTGTGGGTCCGATTATGCCTGGGAGATTTAAAAGCTGGAAGCATCCAGGTGCTAGAGCAAAACCATTCATGAAACCTGCACTTGCTACTGTGGGGTCACAGATATTCAATCGGTTTGCCGAGAAGATGAAAGAAATTATCTCTAAAATAGGGGTAAAGAAATGATTGAAGCTGATTTTTATTCCTACCTCACAAGCCAAACTACCATCACCGCACTGCTGGGAACAAGGATCTACCCAGATGCCAGCCCACAGAATGCGACCTTGCCACTTTTGGTGTATGAAAAAACTTCTGTGGATAGGCAATTAACTTTGCGTGGGGCAACAGGTGTCTGCACTGCCAGAATCACTTGTGATATTTTTGCTGCAAGCCGTACAGTTTGCGAATCGATAGTGGAATCCATTAGACTCAGGGTAGATGGTTTTCGTGGGAACTGGAACACCACTTACATCCATCAGTCCAGATTGGATTCGCAGGATGTGGGGTGGGATCTGGAATCTGCAAAAGATACAGGGATCCACCGAGCAACGATTGATGTGGTGGTAAGTTTCACAGAACCAATAACCGATTTTTTTGGAGGCTAGAATTATGTCAGTAGCATCAACTTATGGAGTTACCCTCACCGCTGGTACTGCTGTTGGAGAAGTGATTTCAATTACTCCACCCCAAAGCAAAACTTCAGCCATTCAAACCAGCAACCTTTCCACCACTGGTCAAACCCATACCTTTATCGCAGGATGGGAAGATCCAGGGGAAATGAGCTTTGAAGTTAACCTGACTGCAGCAAATTATGCAGCCATGAATGCGCTTGCGAATGCTAGCCCTGTAGTAGAAACAACCTTTACGATTGCCATTCCTGCCCCTATTACCTTGTCGATTGCAGTTAAAGGTTTTATTACCTCTAGGGGTATTAGCACCATTGCTGTGGGTGATGACCTGATCAAGGCATCTTTCACGATTAAAGTCTCAGGCGCTTGTTATATTTAACTAGGAGTCTTTTGTTATGGCTTTATCTCGATCACAGATCCTTTCGAAAAAAGACAACTTGCCTAGGCAGGAAGTTTTAGTTCCAGAATGGGAAGGATCTGTTTGGGTCAGAAGTTTGACAGTAGGTGAACGAGATTCAATAGATAACGAATTTAACGCAGCACGAACAAAGGGGAAGACCCCAGAAAACTTGCGGGCACGGATGCTCATCAAAGGGTGCTGCGATGAAAAAGGAAAAGCATTATTTACAGAAGCGGATATCGCTGAAGTAAATGTGTTACCTGCCACAATCCTAGAAAAAATCTTTGATGCGATCTTGAAAATCAATCGTATTGGAGCAGGTGCAGTAGAGGATGCGGAAAAAAACTAAGGGAAAGCCCGAGTAGATTATTTCTATTCAGGCTGGCTGGACATCTTAAAAAGATGGTGTCCGAGATCGAGCAGGATATGAGCCATTCTGAATTCATGGAGTGGGTCGCATTTGCTAGGATCGAACCCATAGGGGATGCGCGATTAGATTTCTTAGCTGGTTCCGTTCAGCATACCCAAGTGGCATGCACATCAACCAGCAAACACAAGCTATCTGATTTTATCCCTGACTGGTTAGGTGTACGAGCAGTAGAGCAAAAGCAGACCCCTGAAATGCTTGCAGCAATTTTAGGCGGGTTGGTTACTAAGAAAAGGAATTAGACATGGCAGATACATCCTTAGGACGAGCCAGTCTATCCGTTACAGCAGACCTTTCCAGCTTCACATCTGCGATGGATTCAGCAGCATCAAAAACCAGTGGATTCAATAAAGCTAATAATCTAGCTGCTGATTCCACTAGAAAATTGATGGATGCTACCGATAAAGCCAACAAAATTAATGCAGGTGGTGGGCAAAAATCTAAGGGTGCAGCATCTGTTGGTGGCATGAAAATCACCGACATGCTAGGCATAGGTTTCTTCACCAGTGCATTCAGCAAGATATTTGATGGGGCTTTGAATCTGGTAACTAAGATTACATCCTCTGTGATTGATCTAGGTGCCAAGGTTATCGATTCTGGAAGTAAGTTTCAAGAACTAGATAACAGGCTTAAGGCACTGACTGGATTTAAAGGGATAGCTAAAGGTTTGCAAGACATCATGAAGACTGGCCCCAGTGCCAGCTTTAACGCATTAGGGGAAGCAGCTACCCGATTAAGCCAGATGAAATTCAGACCCGATGTAGTTACTGGTTTAATCAAGGACTTTAATAGACTTGGTGTAGCCCTAGGAAATCCCGAAAAGATTGTAGCCCTGATCACAGACAAACTAGCTGACATGGCTAGTGAGGGTGTGGCAACTATGTCTGCCCTGGGCAAATTGGCTGAAGAGGGCATCCCGATTTTTGAAGCCATGGCTAGTAGGATGGGAATCAGTGTTGATGAGCTTAAGCGCAGAGTAGCTGCAGGGCTGGTATCAGTTACGGATGCAGCGGTGGGTTTACAAGATGCAGCAGCAATGCCAAACATGGCAGCAGCAGCACAGGAATCTGCCAATAGTTTTTCAGGAGTCTGGAGCAGGGTTACCAATAATATTGAAGTCCTGATGCAGAAACTTGGAACTAGTCTTCTAGAGGGTTTTGGATTAGTCAACCTTGGTGATACTGTTACCAACTTCTTTGATTCCGTCTTTAAAAAGGCTGAGGATCTAGAACCACTATTACAAAAGATTGGTGCCTTTGTTTCCACTACCACTGGAATGGTGATGGATAATTTAGCTGGTGTTATTGATGAGTGGGTAATATTCACTGAAAAAATGACCATTGATGAAATGCTTGAGCAGGTTCGAAAAGCTGCAGCTAAAATGCTAGAAGATCTAAAGCCAATGATTGATGCGCTTTCAACGATAATTGGATTCACAGTGGATTTTATCAGGGTAGGCGGAACTGTTTTAAAGAAAGGTAATAGCTGGGCACAGGCTATTCAGGACAACATACTTAATCCAATATCTGATGCAGGGGCAGCAACTGTAAATTGGGGATTAGGTTTAACGGATGCAGCTAATGGTGTAACCACAATCGGAAATAATACATTGGCAGCAACTGATGCAGTAAACAACCTAGCTAATGCTTTTGATCTAGCAGCGCAGAACGCACAGAATTTAGCAGATACAGACATGAGTGGTGCAGGTGGTGGCTTTGGTCCTGATGATATTAATGACATGATGCAACCTGCATCCAATGGGGGTGGAACTTGGCTAACAGCTCTTGAAGAAGAGATGCAGCTAGCTGAAATGGAACTGGCTGAATTTGATAAGCAGTGGCAAAAGCTAAGTGATGAAGTCCAAAAGCCCATGAGGATAGAAGAACCAGGTTGGAAGAAGTTCTTTGCCGATAACATTACACCACTACAGCAGTATGAAAATGAAGTAGCAAAACTTAAAGGCATGCTCAATGAAGGCCCTGAGGGTGTTAGGGCTTTTGCTCTTGGTAGTGCTAATGCCATTGCCAAACTAAAACAAGCCACCGGCCTAGGCGGTCCACAGCAATTCGCTAGTGCAGTGCAAGCTGGATCGGCTGCAGAATTCCAAGTCAAAGTCGATGAGATGGGCAAAGGTAAAAATGTTCAGGAAGAAATCAGGCAACTGATGGAAGCTGCTGCAGAGGTAGAAGCCCAACAGTTAGAAGCTGCCAGAGAAATTGCAGAAGCTATTAAGAATCTACCCGCAGCAATGCCAAGACCTCAACAAATTGCAGTGGCCCTTAACCCTTAGGAATCATCATGGCTATTGATCTATTTGAAGAGCTATGGCAGGAAAGAAAAGGAACTCTGGATAAGAGCTACCAGAACACTTTTTCGCGATCCTTCATTGTTCATACTAATACCTTAGAGCAGACGGATATTAACATTTATGATGCCATTTATGGGCATCCCAACTGCCCCCAGATTGGGGATCTTTTCCCTGGGGATGATGACAGCTATGCTCAGTCTGTAAACATCAGCCCAGAGCAGGATGACCCACAAACTTGGAAAGTCACGATTGAATATAGTTCCAATCCTGATGCAGTATCCACCACCTCTGAAGGCAGCACCCCACCACCCCAAGTGGAAACCCAGCAGACTGGACAGAAACCAGCAGATAGGGAAGCAAACCCCACCCTAAGACCACCCGATTTTAAAGTGAACTTTGTTTCATTCCCTTACATAGTGCCGAACATTAACAACAGTGCAGGTGATCCTTTTGTTCCACCCATCACAGTGGAAAAGTTTAGGCCAGTGTTTAGTATCGGCTGCAATGTTAAAGCAATCAACAGCTACACCCTAGCCACCTACATTGGCAAAGTAAATTCTACCAGTGTGACATTCACCACAGGCACTGGGTGTGTGTTATCGATCCCAGCTAAGACAGGAAAGATTAAGAATATTAACACTGAGTTATTGCTTGAAGGTAGCTTTCAATACTGGCGGTTAACCTATGAAATTGAAATCAACACCAGTGTTAGCCCAATAGATAACACCACTGTGATTGGTTGGGATATGTACTTGCTAGATATGGGATATCGCATCAAGAAGGATGATAACGAGAGGGCACCGATATTTG